CCTGCGATTCCGGCCATTGCTTCACGTAGCCGTGGCCGCCGACTGCACCTGCGAAGGCTGGCCGCACTTTTATCTGTGCCCGCGCTACAAACCCTCCAGCTTGCGTCGCGGGTCCGGCCTGCGCGCCGAATCGACGAAGCAGGCTCAGCGGCGGCGCACGCTCAGCGCATTGCGGAAGCGAGCGGTCGCGAACGGCGCCACGCAATGCGTGGTGCAATGGCCCGACGTCTGCACGGGAGCCCACCAGGGCTGGCACCACCTAAAGAAGAAGTCGGCCGGCGGCGGCGATGAGGCCAGCAACCTTGTCCTCTGCTGCAACGCCTGTAACGGCGCCATCGAAGACAACCCGACTGAAGCCCGAGTTCGAGGGTGGGTCCACCGTGATTGAGATCGCAGGCGTGCTCGACCGGGCCAGCGTCGAAGTGTGCGTAGAGACGGCACTGGATGAAGCCCACCTCCGTGGCGAGATGCATGCGTTCGCCGAGATCTACCACCTTGACCTGCGCTACTCGGTACACGAGTCCCCACCCCGGTACCCCAAACACATCGCGATCTGGGACGCGAACCGCCCCATCACGCTCCACGACCTGACCATCGCCACCAACACCCTTTACGGGGGAAAATTGACCCAAAAGCCCCTGGTGGCGTACCCAACGCCCCAGGATCGACGTACGGGCGCGTAACGTGACCACCCTGTGCGGAACCCTAGGGGGAGTGGTCGCGTTTCTGCTGCTGTGCGGTGCCGTCGCCCAGGCGGGCGCCCCCTTGACCATGATCCGGCAAGTCGCCGAGATTTACACCGCGCCGACCCCGGCCGACAATCCCTTCGACGGCATCCTGACCGAGGTGATCCGCGAGAACGGCTACGAACCGTACTGGCGATGGAACGACATGCAATCGTCCCAGCCCGTGCGCTGGGAGTGGGCCTCGATCCGGTCCGTGCTACGCGCCGTGATGCGCTGCGAATCCCGGTTCGACCCGTGGGCGGTCGGCGATGGCGGGCACAGCCGGGGCCTATGGCAGATCCATTCTGGGTTCAACCCCACGGTGACGGACGAGGAGGCCTTTGGCGTCCGGGCGTCGACCCGGTGGGCTGTGCAACGGATTCTGCGGGGCGAGGGATATAAGTGGTCGTGCTTTAGGAGAATGCAATGAAAGACCCTGCAAACGTGCGCCGCGGTCGGCTGAACAAATCCCGCTCAAAAGCCATCGAGCGCGAATGGGCCAAGGCGCTGGGCACGACGCGCATCACCGACTCCCGCGGGACACGGCAGCCAGATATCCGCGTCGGCCCTTGGGATGTCGAGGTCAAGTCACGCAAAGGCCACAAGAACCTCGTCGGCCTGATGGATGAAGCGGTCGCCAAGGCGAAGAAGGGTCAGACGCCGGTCCTCGGGTTAGAGATCCGGCAGGGAAACCCACATGAGAGGCTGGTCATCATGCGCCGCTCTGATTGGGTGGCGTGGAACATCGGCACGACCGAAGACGATGCAGCGGATCAATAGCCGTAGCGCCGGTCCGTCCCTGCTGGCACCGGCGCCGGGGAGCGTTTGTCCAGTTCGTCCCACACCGCCCGGAAGGAATCACCAATTTGCATATGCTCCGCGTTGATCATCTGCTGCTGGTCGTTCAAGATCGCCAGCCCGATTTCGCTCTCAGCGAGGCGTTCCTCAAGGTCGGCGACGCGCTCCTGGGCAGCGGCCGCCGCGGCCTGTGCGCCGGACGCTTGGCTTTGCAAATCGCTGATCCATGCCGAGAGAGCCATCGCTTGGACGACAACGGCAATCACGAGTCCGATCGGGAGTTTTGCATCAGCGATCCGGTCCATGCCAAGAACTGTATCGCATGCGTGGTGAGGGGAAGTAATGCAAGCCATTAGCCTCTTCAGCGGCGTGGGTGGGTTTGAGCTCGGCTTTGAACGCGCCGGGATTGAAACGATCCTCCAGGCGGAGCAGGATGAAAAATGCCAGCACGTCCTAGAACGACACTGGCCCAACGTAGAAAGAGTGAACGATGTCCGAGACGTGGGTCAAAAAGCGACGAGCGTCGGACGGGACGGAGAGTTGGGGCACGGGGCCAGCACCGACGCTGAACGCGAACGACAACACCGGATCGGTGCGGGCGACGGTCTTGGCAACTGCGACCTCATCTATGGGGGATTCCCCTGCCAAGACCTCAGCGTGGCCGGTCGCCGGGCCGGTCTTGGGGGCGAGCGCAGCTCTCTCTGGTTTGAATTCGCGCGCGTCCTTGACGCAGTACGGCCCCGCTGGTGCGTTGTCGAAAATGTTCCCGGGCTTCTCTCCTCGGCTGGCGGACGTGACTTCGGGATCATCCTCCATGACTTGGACGAACTCGGGTACGACGTCGCGTGGGGAACTCTGGATGCACAACACTTCGGTGTCCCGCAACGCCGCCGCCGCGTGTTCGTTATCGGCGGTCCTCGTGGACCAGGCACCGCCGCGGTACTCGCTCTCGCCGAGGGCGGCACGGGGGATTCTCAGGCGGGCGGAACGGCGGGGCAGGGCGCTACCGGCACCCTTGGAAGCGGCCCTCACGGATCTCGCCATGACCCCGACGGTGAAGACGCCTACATCGTCAACACCCTCCAGCCCGTAGGCGGAGGGCCGGACGGCAACGACGCACAAGCCGGACACCTCATCGCAACCGCCATCACCGCCCCGGCCGGCCATCACGGCCACTCAAGCCCACGGGACGATGGGGCGGATAACCCCGTCTACCCCACAGTCACGGCGAAATGGGCAAAGGGTAGCGGGGGGCCGAGTGGTGATGAGGCGCAGAATCTTGTAGTGGCAGACGCTCCCGGCTCGCAGGAGAACAGCAGCGCGACTATGGTGATGGAAGGGCGCTATACCCGGAACGGCCGCGGTGGACCAAGCGAAATTGTCCCAGCCCTCCGCTCACAAATGGGAGGGACCGGCAAGGGCGACTCGATGCCGCTGGTGAATGGCGTGCGGCGCCTCATGCCGATCGAGTGTGAACGCCTGATGGGGTGGCCCGACGATTGGACCCGCTGGGATGCGGACGGCAACGAGATTGCCGATTCCCACCGCTATCGCATGTGCGGCAATGGGGTGGTGGCGCCGGTCGCCGAATGGATTGGGCACCGCCTGGTACGGGTCGATAGCCTGCTCGCATGACGGACGGCACCTTTCTCCACGCTGACGCCCGCTGTCTTCCGCTTTCCCCCGAGAGCATCGACGCAATCGTGACCGACCCGCCCTACGAGTTGGGGTTCATGTCCAAAACCTGGGACGCCTCCGGGGTCGCCTATGACCGCGCGACGTGGGCAGAAGCTCTACGCGTGGCGAAGCCGGGCGCGCACCTCCTCGCGTTCGGCGGCACCCGCACCCACCATCGGCTGATGGTCGCGGTGGAGGATGCGGGCTGGGAGATTCGTGACGTGCTGATGTGGCTGTTCGGTAGCGGTTTCCCCAAATCAAAAAACGTCGCGGGAGCAATCGATCGTGGCGAAGGATTACCGAATCGCGGACATGCCGTCGCACACGCAAGCCACACGCACCCCACTACCGGTGAAGCATTACTCAGTGGCGAAGACCTTCACGCTTATCAGGGACAAACTGAGCGGTCGCGCCAATGGGAGGGCTGGGGCACCGCGCTGAAACCCGCCTACGAGCCGATCGTGCTGGCCCGCAAGCCGCTCATCGGCACCGTCGCCCAGAACGTGATGGCGTACGGCACGGGCGCGCTGAATATCGACGGGACGCGGATCGAGAGCGAAGACGGATTTGAGAAGGCATGGGATCGCCCCGTCACAACGAATATCTCCGCAGCCCCACAGAACTACGGGATCGACGGGGATGCGACACACACAGTCGATCTAACCAAATACAAACCAACTGGCCGATGGCCCGCCAACCTGATCCTCGACGAAGAGGCGGGGCGCTGCTGGATGCCGAGAATGACGACGGTCCCTCCCGCTTCTTCTACAGCTCAAAGGCCGGACGGGCGGAGCGAGAGGCGGGGTTAGCAGGGTTCGCACCAGAGCGCCGCAGCGATGGCCGTGCCAAGGACATCGAGAACCCGTGCCTTCGGACGGACACCCGCCGCAACGATCACCCCACGGTCAAGCCGATCGGCCTCATGCGCTACCTCTGTCTTCTGATCACGCCGCCCGGCGGGACCGTGCTCGATCCATTCTGCGGCAGCGGCTCAACCGGGATGGCGGCGCTGGATGCAGGCTTCGGCTTCATCGGCTCCGACCTCGACCCGCACTACCTCGCCATCGCCCAGCAGCGTGCGGCGTACCGGCACGACTTCACCGCCGCGCCGGTCGTGCCCACGACGACGAGCGACCAGGGCCGCTTGTTCTAAAACCCGCTCACATCACGACTCGCGCAGGTGCTCCCGGAGGCGGGAGAGGCTCGCCGACAATGTGATCGCGGTCGCCTCCAGCTCGTCAACACGAGACTCCAGCGCCGCTAGTTGTGTTTGTGGTGCCGCCGCAGTCGCAGGCACGATCGTCAGCTTGGGCCGGGCCGACTCGGGCATGCGTGTGCCGGTCGCCACTTCGCCGACGGTGCGCCACGGTGCCGATTCCCCACTGAGCAGATCCGATATATCAGCACGGAAATCGGCGAGGTGCAATGCCGGCCCCACGTCCTCGGCCCGGGTCCATCGGTCTAAATCTGCGTGTTCAACGATCGCGTCCGCAAGGTGGGGCCACTGCTTCACGAGATTGCCGACGAGCAGGAGAAGCGAGATGCGCGTTTCCTGGGACCAATGC